TAAGGCGACGTAGTGGACAGAGGGCCAGCTACAGTTACAGACGTTGCAGTGCCTCCAGTAGCAGTAACTACGCCCGCCACATCAGCCGACAAGATACCCTTAGTCTCTGGAAGAGCGCCTACTTCCGTCATCGTTAAGTAGTACGCATTTTCTTGAGTAGGCAATGAGGTTAGGTCAACATAGTTTCCCAGAGAAGTGTTTAACCCCGGCTGAGGGTTAGGCGCTCCATTAGTAAGCACCACAAATCTAGAGGGGGGAAATGCTACCGACTGAAATTCGTCAACATACTCGTACGGAGTACCCCGGCCAACATTTACAGTATACGTAAAGCCCAACAACGCAGGGTCTGGAAAACCAGAAGTATCACAAACAGTTCTACCTACTTCTAAAGAGTCTACAGGTCCAATAGCACCAGTCTCCCACTCAGCGTTAACTGCGCTGTGACTCAAGGCCAGGGGAGTATCAAAATAAACAGTATTTGTATAGCTGTCTATGTAGCAGTAATCAATGGTTTCCTCAGTCGGCAAACCTTCGTCTATGACCATAGTGCCAACTTGTGGAAATTGTTTTGTGCCTACTAAAACAGCCGAACGATCTCCCGCATTACAAGGAACGGCAAACGACGAACATTGAGTTACTTTTGGGCCAAGAATTACGGTTAAAATGTCTTCGAATTTGGTTCTAATCTGCTTGTATTGCAGAGATATCACCTTAACTAAAGCACGCCAAGTGTCATCACTAAAGCCAAATGGTGGACGCTGTATGCCAAGATTTGCCGACACTACATTTAAGTACTTACCGTCAGCAAAATCAAGGCAAAGCTGGTCTCTGACCTCTGCAATAGAACTTTGACTTACGCTAACAGTCATCAGATTACCTGCACCAATGTGTTTCCGGATGCATCAAAGGGAACTGGGAGTTCACTTTCTAGCACAATAACGTTTGCTGCGGGAGTAATTATCCTAATGTCTTCAAGACCAGATACTGAAAAGGCTTCATCGATCAGTTTAGACACAAGAATGTCCTGTCCAATTCTGCGTGAAGAAATGTAAGACTCAATAGCACGCCGAACCAGGGGGGCAAGACTAGATTCAGTAAAGCCATCGGCTGCAGTTATGCTTGCGAGTACAGATACTCGTTTGATCGCTGGTTGTTCTACGGACAGGAATATACCAGCTGCTTTAAATCCTGGATAGTTTATTGGATCGTCAGGATCTCCTTCCATGACTTTCTGCACTTCAGCAATAAGATTGGTATAGTAAGAATAGTGAGAGATGAGCTGAGTACCTGCTACTACACCACCTACATCGGTTAACTGAATTTCTCCTGTGCCTTTATTTAAGATGTAATCTACATCACGCACAAGCAAGCTCCAGAGTCCGACTGGAGAGCGAATCCAAACTCTTTCAGAGTTTCTAATTATAGGAAAATTAGTAAGACTAAATCTGCGCTGAGTGGCCTCTGCAGCTTCACTAACTAAGTCTACAAAATTTATGATTGCACCCAAAGAATGATTGTTGATAAGAATAGCGTCTAGAGTCAAGGTTGTCCCATCATTTGAGACATAACGAACTAGCTCAGCAGGGTTTCCGCCCTCTGCCTCAATGAACACATATCCAGAAGAAGGCCAGTCAGAGATGTTTACTGGTGTCAGAGACGCGCCGCCAGCCACCACGGCTACAGCAAGAGAGTCAGCTGGAAGATTCTTAGTCCTAGCTACCGCCCCAGTTCCATCATCCACGTACAAGAACACTTCGTTAGCTGTAAAGTCTTCTACTAAATTAGACGACACAACACGAGCTTGCGTTACAGGGTCTGTGATGCCAATAGCATTTGACTTCAGTGCCAGAGGAGTACCCCGGCTCAAGGACTGAAGCTGCGCCAAGGCGCGTGTACGAAACTCCGTGTCGGTCTCGCGGTCTAATCCGCCTGCGGCTTGCGAGCTATTCAAAACTCCCGCCCCAACGAAAGGAGGTGCTGCGGCAAATTGGCTAATTCGCCCTGCTCCTATGTTGCCTGCGGTGCCCGAAGTAGTGCATTTTACAATTACTTCGTTAGACTCATAGTTACCCTGAAGGATGAACGCAGGCTCGGTAGTGCTGTAGATTCTAGCCGCTTCTGTTACAGTTGGGGGCGCTTGAATAGTAGTTCCAATGCTTATTGACCTAGCGCTGGCACTGGGAGGAAGAGGGGCAGACAGTGTTCCGCCCGTTACGAAAGCAATTCTGTCACCAATGAATACATCGTAAGGAATGGGCGCAGATATTGTAAGAGCTCCAGTAAGCGGGTTATTTAATGTAACCAACAGATTCATCAATCGAGGAGTTCCTTCACCAACTCTAATGGTGTAAGGGTATCCTGCAGTGGGAAATCTAGTCGTATCAAAACCAGTAATAATTACGGAAGTGGCAGCGGCGTCTGTGCCTGCTCTGGTACGCACCAAACTGTTATCATAGAATTTAATTCTTGCAGTAGCAGCTTGAGCCCTTCTGCGCGTGATGCCGAAGTCTGCCAGACGTCGGTCTAAATCTTCTCCAGCCGCAGTGGTAAATGAAAACAGGTCCAATAGCTGGACCATCTGAAAGTACTGCTCGTCATCTTCAAGGGCAGCTGCCTCAAGTATCGTTCGGATTACAGAGCCTACGTTGTAGTCAGAAATACTGGTGCGCGATTGCATGTACGCAATCATGTCGTTTAAAATCTGCTCAAACGTTCTTGGAGTAAAAGCCATGTTCAAAACCTACGCAATGCGAAGCTGGTAGAAAGAATGTCTTGAGAGTTTATTAACACAATGTCGGCAGTAACCGCAAGAACGTCTTCGATGGTACTAAAACTTAGTTCACGAACGGTCTGAACACGACGGTCGCTAACAAGCGTGTTGATTGTGTTGATTCTGAGTTCGTTAAAACTAGATGGCGTTGCTTTTCGGCCAATAGGGAACTTAGCACCAAATTTAGGATGTGCAGGCAGTTCTCCTCGTTCTGTGATGAATTTAATTCTAATCGCTTGCTCAATGTTCGGCACACCTGCTACAGATCCAAGATCTCCGCGCTGGTTAACTACCAAGTCGGTAAGTTCTTCCGCGCCTACAAAGGTGGAACGAAGTCTGAGATCTCGTCCATAAGAAAGCTGCGCAGGGCTATTTGCCTGTGGATTTCCTAAAGTTTCATTTGTAGTAGGATTCTGCGTGCCAACAGCTGCGCCACTGCGAGACAAAGCACTATCAGCTGGGTAAAGAATGGCATCTCCTGGAGCCAAAACACCTGGCGCAGCTACCGGGGCAATGAACGGAGACCTAAGTCGATTCAGAATCACAAGAATACGCCAACGAGACCGAGAGCCTAACAGTCTAAGCGCAATATCCCGAATGTCTTCGCCTTCTCCCACCAAGTCGGACCCTACGGTAGACGGAGCTACTTCATACCCTACATAGGTAGGTGAAGCATCTGGTGCGCGGCTTGGTGTAGTAATAGTGCCTGCGACAACGTAAGCCTCTGAATACCTGTCGATGTTTTGAGCGACCGATCGAACATCAGATTCAGAGGCTGCGGGCTCCGACAGTATACGTGCACACGTTATCTCAAGGCGTCTAAGCGCACGAACTATAGAATCTTGTGGTTCAGTAATTTCTACTAGAGCAGTGATTGCGGTACCTAGGTTTGTAACCAAGGTGTCTACTTGATTAATTAATCCTCTAGTAATTCCAAATACCGAAGTCTTAACAGCATTCAAGCCGTTTATGATTCCAAGCACAGGAGACAATATTATGTCTGAAAGAGAGACAACTAAGCCCTGTACGCGGTTTAGTTGTGTTGATATTGTTAAAAAGATGTTAAGCAGATTTTGCCCGTACTCCTGTAAGCGAGCCAACATCCTCTGTCTAGAGCGCGCCAATTCTAAAGGGTCTTCTGCCGCTGAGTATGAAAAATCAAAACGCCCTAGTGTCTTAAGCGCAATTGCATACTCATAGGTAAGAGGAGAGTTTGATGCCTGTGAGAGACGGAAGTCCTCAGGTTCAACAATCCAATAATCCGCATCCTTAAGGTTTCGCCAGAGCATTATGACGCGGCTGGCTAGTTCATCTTCCGACTTCAAGTCAGAGTATCTACGGAAGATATTACGTAGAAAGATGATATCGTCGTGTCCAGTCCGTTCAGCGCTAGATATAGACTGGATATTTGCGTTTTCGAACGGAGAGGTAGTGACTGCTCTGAGTTGCGCTTCCGTAATTCCCAGCACAGGAACAACTGCTGGTGCTACTTTATTTGGCCGCAAACCTGTAGTGCCGCTTAGCCTTAGTGACTTCTGTATTGACCCGTAAGACTCTATGTACTTACCGTGATCTTGTGTGTGCGAGATGGTAGTAGCAAACGGCTCATCAAACTCATGTACCTTGGGAGGCACACGAAAGAAATATTCTGCATTGTTAGTCCTATTTCCTGGGTCTAGACCAGGGGACACTAGGACTGCGTCCTCTTCAGTATCGTACAAACAAAGGGAGTACAACGACTGCACCAGATCGGTGAGCGTAGCGCCCTGCACCGCCTGGGTTCGTTGAGCGGGAGTTAGCGTCGTTACCGTATTATTGAACGGAATTCCCAGCGCTATATTTGACTCTCTAAAAGTCATCAATCATCCTGTTTGAGTAGTGGTCGATACTGCAGCGGCTAGGGAAGCTACAAGAGTTGCTACTGCAAGATTCACCGCGTTAGCATAAGCAGTCTCCACGGTTGCCAGAGACGCTGCGGTGGTCATCTGCGCGGCGAAGGCTGCAAACGCAGCTTGGAAAGGTGTACCGCCAACAACTCCTCCAAGCGCTCCTGTTCCAAGGCTTACACCTGTAGGTGTAACGCTTATTGACCCCGGTACTCCTGAACTGCCGCCTACCGTACCGGAAATGGACACAGTTCCGCCGCTAATGCTTACTGTGCCTCCGGTTAGTGACAGACTCGTATTTCCTGTGATGTCTAAGGTGCTGTCCCCAGAGACGGTCATAGGACCTGTGCTAGAAATATCAGTCTGTCCAGTTGTAGAAAGTGTCGTGTTAGTAGTGACACTTATGTCTAGAGATCCTGTAGTAGTTACGGAAGTATCACCGTCTACTGTATTATTCCAGTCTCCAGAAACATCAAATGTAAGGTCTGTTCCTACTGTAAGTGTAGTATCTTCGTCCGAATTAAGCAAGATACTCTTGCTACTTAGTACTTTAAACTCATCCGGTACTTCGATAAGAACCCTGTTCTTTTCAACTAAGAGGTAAGTATTTTCTTTGTCCTCAGCGGTTTCAGGGTCTGCTGGATTTGTTTGTGGCAATTCTGTATCGGAAAGGTCAAGTATTCCAATTCCGTTTACAGGCGTATTCCAGTCAAACTCCAAGCTCTGAGACGGCTTTATCCACAGCTTTAGACTTCCTCCATCACCATCATTTAAGGTTCTAGGAAATCTACCTTCTTCCGGAGCTAAAGGAGTACCGAACGAGAGTGTTGAATTTGCCCGATAAGTTGAAACGTATATATTACCGGTTTTCGTAACTACAAATTCTACTCCGTTTACACGATGAAAGAATCTTCCGTCCTGCTCTAAGTACGCTTGTGAAGTCCGGTCTGCTGGATTTCTGTTTCCGCTGGTAGCAGCGTCATACGGATTCTTAGGGTGCGGCCACCAACGAACAATAAACGGATTGTCTAGACTTCCTCCGAGAAAACCTACTACGCACCAATCGCCATCCAAATCGTATGGATTGATGTTGTTTGTTTGGTTGTTCCAGGCTTCTCCGGTAACCAAGGTTGTGCAGCCCCTAG